ACACAAAACAACGTTCCAGATCACGAACACGATTTACGTGGTACTAAGCCTGATGGTAGTACAGGTAGCCAGTATTATGCTACTAGAAATATTCCAGGTGCTCCTACCGACAACGGTATTCCGGCAGCAGGTAATACTGGATCTGCAGGGTCTGCACAAGCTCTTGCACAAAGTGGGGGCATTTTAACAGACGATTATGCTGTTAAAGATCTTGGCACACCGTTTAATGCAATGAATCCGCATTTAACAATTAATTACATTATCTATACTGGTACACTATAATGAGCTATATTATCAATAAAACCGATGGATCAGTACTAACTGAAGTAGTAGATGGAACAGTTGACCAAACATCCACCGACATAACACTAATAGGAAAAAACGCCAGCAGTTACGGAGAATTTTTTAACGAAAATTTAATTCGACTGTTAGAAAATTTTGCAAATACCAGTGCTCCTAGCAATCCTATCCAAGGACAACTTTGGTATGATACTACAGAAGGACGATTAAAAGTATATGACGGTAACGGCTTCCGTGTATCAGGCGGCACAATTGTATCAAATAAAGTTCCAAACAATTTAGTGCAAGGTGACATATGGATTGATAGTTATAGAAAGCAATTATTCTTCTATGATGGCACACAATTAACATTGTCTGGCCCGCAATATACTGATCAACAAGGTTTAACAGGTTTAACTATTGAATCTATTTTAGATACTAATCAACTAAGCCACACATTAGCTATAATGTATGTTGGGCAAGTATTGATGGGAATATGGAGTAAAGATGAATTTACTCCTGCCGCTCCACTTACAGGAGCAAAACCTGGAAGAATTTATAAAGGCTTTAACATTGGTGCTTTATCTGGAGCTGAATTTAAAGTTATTGCTAGTCAAGCTCGTGGATTGATAGCAGCCGACGGGTCAAACAAAGTACCAGAGGATTTTGTTTCAGTTACTGACCCTGAAACTATTTTCCAAGGTAAAGTGTACATCAATAATACACTTCCGTTGACGTTAGGGCCAGGTCCTTCAACAGAAATTAGAGTTACAAATACAGAGTTTAACATTACTCCATTACAATCAGGACAAGAAGTTGTATTAAAAGTTAAAAACTCGGGCGGAATTAAGTCTGCAATTCATATTAAACCTACAACAGAATATGTTGGTATTTTTACAGCAGCCCCGGAGGCTATGTTAGATGTCAACGGAGATACTATTGTTAGAGGTAATTTAACAGTTAAAGGTAGTACAACTACTTTTGAAACTAATAATGTTGCTATAGAAGACATTGCCATTGAACTAGCTAAAACAGCTAGTCCTAATGATATCTCAGCAGACGGCGCTGGTATTATTGTTAAAGGCACAACAGACCATACAATTACGTGGATTAGAGACGGCATTGATATTACTGATAGCAATTGGACATTTAGTGAAAATCTTAGTCTAGATGCTGGAAAAAGCTATAAAATCAACAATGTAATGGTCATCGATGATGCAGGATTAGGCAATACTATTGTAACTGCTCCCGGATTACGCAGTGTTGGTACACTATACAATCTAGGTGTTGATAATTTAAGTCTAAATGACAATACAATCAGTTCAACTAATACTGATGGCGATATCGTTATTAGTCCAAACGGCGCTGGTAAAGTTAGCGTTGCATCAAGTATAATTTCTAATGTATCAAATCCTGTTAATCCTACTGATGCAGTAAATTATCAATTTATGGAAGAGTATATTAAAACTAAACCAATTGGATTTAGCTTAGATATAACTGGCCTGAGTGCAGTGAATACTACTCGCAGAACACAAATTGCAAAGATTTTAACTGATGTATTTCCAATTATTTCACACCCTAACGGGGCAACTTGTAGAGTATATTGTACAAAACAGTCAATTAGTTTCCCGGCACTAGATGTAAGCTCAGGTGTAATTACAACAAACGAATCTGTTATACAAGCACCTGCGGCAGCTGGCGTTTTAGTCTCAGTTCCTGGAGGTGAGGCTACGATTTACGGAGTTGTTCCAGGGTCTGTAGCGTCAGTAGTACAGGATATCACAGTAAACCCAGTTAATACTGGACCAGCAACAATAGCTTATACTCGAACAATTGAAGTATATCGTGTTGTAGCAGGAGCATGGACATGGGATAGTGACGAAGCCGCTACTCCATTATAACGATAAATACTAGGAACGAGGAATACACGAGATGGCTTATACCATAAACAAATATGACGGATCGCAAGTTACTGTAATTGCTGACGGTACCATTGACAACACGCTAGATATCAAGCTCATTGGTAAAAACTATGCTGGTTATGGTGAAGTACAGAACGAAAATCTAGTCTTTTTATTAGAGAATTTTTCAAACGCAACACAACCATCAAAGCCGATTAGAGGCCAAATTTGGTTTGACAGCGGAACTAGAAAATTAAAATTTTACGACGGCACTAAATTCCGCACAACAGGTGGAGCAGAAATTTCAGCAACTGCTCCTACAGGTCTTACTACTGGTGATTTCTGGTATGATACTACTAACGATCAGTTATATGCATGGAACGGCGCCGAGTTTATTCTAATTGGACCACAGGGTGTTGCGGGTTCTGGCACTACGCAGATGCTTTCACGTAGTGTATTGGACAACAGTTCAGTTGGCCACGCAATTATTGAAGCTATTGTAAATGATAAAACAGTTTACATTATTTCAGCTGACGAATTTGTACTTTCAGCAATCAATCCAATTACTGGATTTACTGCTATTAAAAAGGGTTTAACTCTTGCTTATAGCTCAACGGGTGTTACTGCAACTGATGATAGATTTTGGGGAACAGCTACTGACTCTGATAAGTTAGGTGGTGTTGCAGCCGCAAACTATGTTCAGTCAGGCAATGCAAGTTTTAATACATTAGTTAGATTTAGCGATCTTGGTTATACAGTTGGTAACAACAATAACTTAAAAGTATTCATTGAAAGCTCAACAGATCCTATTATCCAAAATCAAGTTGGTGATAAGATCATCTTTAGAACAACGGTAGCCAGTGTAACACGTACTCCTTTAAAGATTATCGGTAATGACATTTTACCAGGTGTTGATAACAGTTCTGATATTGGTACAACATCGTTTAAGTTTAGAACAATTTATGCAAATTCGTTTAGCGGAACAGCAACCCAAGCATCAACATTGGATGTTTCCGGAACATTTAGAGCTGCCAGTACTAGTGCAACAGCAAATAGTATTGCCGCTCGAGACGGAAGCGGTAACTTATACGCTTCATTATTTCAAGGCGAAGCATCACAAGCTAGATACGCTGACTTGGCTGAAAAATACTTAGCTGATGCAGAGTACGAAGTTGGCACAGTTGTTGTAGTTGGCGGCAAAAAAGAAGTTACAGCAAGTACTTGGGGCAAACGTGCTCTAGGTGCAGTTTCTGCAAATCCAGCTTACATGATGAATAGTGAATTAGAAGGCGGAACATACATTGCCCTAAAAGGTCGTGTTCCTGTCAAAGTTATTGGTTCTGTAAAGAAAGGCGATAATTTAATAGCGGCTAACGATGGTTGCGCCAGTGTAGCAGTTCATCACTCAAGTGAAGTGTTTGCAATTTCTCTAGAATCAAGTAATGATGCTGGTGTAAAGTTAGTCGAAGCAGTGATACTATAAAAGGAAATTATTATGCCAGGTGTAGGTTCAAGAGTTAGGGCAGCTGACTATAATTCAATACAAGGTAAAGTTGCCTTAGTCCTCGGCACAGGCTCTGGCAACAGCGGATACGGCCAAGCACTTTCAAGTGGTCAAGTTGCTGTAGGTGATCAAATTCTTGTAAGTCAATGGAATAATTTGCGCACTGATTTGTTAAAAGCACGTCAGCATCAAACTGGTGTTACTGAAAGTTTAACAATTGCTAGTACTAGCACAGTTATTAGTGAAGCAATTCGTTTACAATTTGACGACATGTCTGATGCGGCAACAGCAAATAGACTTGCAGTTGCAAACAATCAAGGTACTACAGAAAACGTTATTACTCCGTATCAGCGCACTGCCGCATGGAACGGTACACTAACACATACTTGTGTAATGACATTTGCCAGCTCAGATGCCGCACGTTATTTCTTTAACGCAGGCGGAAATTTACAAGTCAGCGCAAGCCGTGAAGGCGGAAATGCAGGTTCTAAGAATAATACATGGACATTGATGCTCAGTCAAATGGGTACAATTACCATGAACTATATTACAACTGTATGTGCAGATCCTAGTGCAACAGCAACAGCTTCACAGATTGGCTATTATGGGTTAACAACTAGCAATCAACAGATTTTCCGTAAGCAAGCACCATCTGGTGTTTATGCAGAAAACGACTATTTTATCTATGCAAGAACCGCATCTAGTGGCGCACAGGTAATTTTTGATATCGTATTTGAAGACGAAGACGCAGGCGATTTGAATAATCCAAGTCCGGGCTATCCAGCAGGCCCAGTTCAGGACGAGGACGTTGACGGAACACTAACTAGCCAAATTCGTATGTTTAGACCTTCTGGTGCAAACGTATCAGTTGCTGGTCCAGCCGCAAGTCAGTCAGGATTCTAACCCTCCCCCACTCTACTTAGATAATTACTTGATACACTCAAGTAGGATTATCTATGGACGAACGCTTAGAAAAAGCATTTCAAACTGCTAACTTTATGGCTTCTTTAACAGGGCAACGAAAAATTGCACTTGAAGAATTCCAACAAGGTTTAATTTATTATCAAAGTGGCGCAAGTTTTACAGTAACTAGAGAATTATTAAGTTTTGTAAAACTGCTTATAGAATCTGGATACACTGAAGATACTGTACTAATTGATGACAACAGTATGCCCGTACAGATTAAAGACCTTCAAACGTTTTATGATAACATTTTGGATCAGTATTTCCAAAGTGCAAATCAATATTTTGTCAAATATACAAACTTAAAACGTCAACGTAAAGTAGAAGATCTTATCAAGTATGACTAAGGGTGTTTTAATTTTTGCACAAAACAACAGCGAGATTGACTATGTTAAATTAGCTGTATGTGCCGCAAAACGAGTTAAAGAGCATTTAAATGTTCCTGTATCTCTTATAACAGATAGCCCAGATCATTTACTAACATTAGATGATGCACAGGGAGTATTTGATCAAGTTATTGACTTATGGAAAGTAACTGATTATAGAAACTCTCAAATTCAAAATAGATCTTTTCATGACGGTACTCTTAAAAAGAAAATCTTAAAATGGAATAACTTTAGCAGAGCTGATTGTTATGATCTTAGCCCGTATGACGAAACACTAGTAATTGACAGCGATTATATTATTTGCTCAGATAACCTAGTAAGCATATGGGGCAATGTTTATGATTTTGCAATCTATAAAACTAGTTTTGACTTGTCAAGATGGCGTGTATCATACGATCATTTGAATCAGTATAGTATTCCGTTTTACTGGGCCACAGTTTTTTATTTTAAGAAAAATCAATATACAGAAGCATTCTTTGATCTAGTACAAAAGATTAAAGAAAATTGGAGTTATTATAGATTATTGTATTGTATAGATGCTGGTACATTTAGAAATGATTATGCATTTAGCATTGCGATAAACATAATGAATGGAGGCGACTCTGATGGAAATTTTGCCAGTCCGCTTCCAGGAAAGTTATACTATACTGTTGACAAGGACATTGTTGAAAGTATACAAGGAAATCAAACTAGGGTGCTAGTTGAAAAAGAATCATTCCCCGGGGAATACGTTGCGTTAAAAACAACAGGGATTGATGTTCATTTAATGAACAAATATAGCTTAGTAAGAGCTATTGATATTTACAAAAAGGAAGTTATATGAAGTTTATTGAAAATCATCCACGAACAATAGCTAAAGTAATCTCATGGCGAGTATTACTAACAATTAGTCACATTGTAAATGGATTTATTGTATCAGGTAGCTGGGTTACTGGTTTACAAATTGCTGGATTGGCAGCAGTTATCAACTCAGTATTATATTGGTCACATGAACGTGGCTGGAATTTTGCGCAGTGGAATCGTAAACCTTCAGATGGCCTATTATTCCATGAAGGACAACCGCGCACCATTAGCAAGATTGTCACATGGCGAGTGTTGATCACAGCTAGTAACTTTTTAATTCCGTTTATTATGACTGGGTCATGGGGTTCTGCAGCCGCGTTCTTAGGTATTGCTACCGTTGTAAACATTGCATTATTCTACGGACACGAACGTTTATGGAATAGATTTGTTTGGGGTAAAGTTGCAGATGTTAAAGAAGAAGAACTACAGGTAGTATAATATGAAAGGGTATCTTGTCCTAGCACAAAATAGTGAAAATGTTGACTATGTACAGCAAGCCTATGCATTGGCATTGAGTTTACATGCTAGCCAAGATACCTGCCTAATAAGTCTAGTTACAAATGACCCGGTACCAGATGAATATAAAACAATATTTGATAAAATTATTCCTATACCCGGAAACGATGACGCAGCCAATTCTTTATGGAAAGTTGAAAATCGTTGGAAGTTATATCATGTAACTCCCTATGATGAAACTATTGTATTTGACACTGACATGTTAGTGTTTAAGTCATTTAATAGTATTTGGGATACATTGTCTAAGTATGATGTTTTTTTTGCCAGTAGAGTCTTAGACTTTAAAGGCAATCAAGTTAACGATCACTATAACAGAAAAATGTTCAATGAAAATAGTTTGCCAAATTTATATTTTGGATTACATTATTTTAAAAAAAACAAGCCTGCATTAGATTTTTATAATACATTAGCGTTTGTAGTTGCCAACTGGGAACGTGTATACTTTGACATTGCTCCGAAGAGCAAACAAAAGTGGGTGAGCATGGATGTTAGTGCTGCCATTGCTGCCAAGATTTTAGGTATCGATGATAGTATTGTTCATCCTACTTTTGATTTTACGTTTACACATATGAAAGCAAATTTACAAGGTATAGATCCTATCCCTAGTTTGTGGACAAAAGTTCTTGACTATTATATAAATGGACAAGGAAATTTAATTGTATCAAACATTCAACAAGCTGGTATTTTTCACTATGTTGAAAATAATTTTTTAGATAGCACAATTATAAGTGCATTAGAAGAGGCATATAATGGAAAACGAACTAGATGATATAGAAGAGATAGAAGAGATAGGATATCTTACAGAAGAAGAATTAGAACAGGCTAACAATGTTGGAATAATTGATAATAATTTTTTAGTGTATTTTGACAAGACTAGCGGCAATATTATATCAATGACTAACGAGCGTAGGGCTACTGATGAGCCTTACATTACAATGCCCTACGAAGATATTAAATTATTTTTAGAAGGCAAGCAGAATTTTAACGATTTTAAAATTATATTTGAAAAAGATGAAATTACATTAGTAAGTAAAAAAGTTAGCAACGATATAAATTTTAATTCATTGGCTACTGTGAATATTACTAAAGGTGTTGAAAATTCGTTAACAGTTGAAAATCATCTTGATGTAAAACATTGGGGTTTTACCCTGCGTAACGATTTAAAAATTGGTTTGCAACAAAAGATACTAGATGTAAATTTAGAGTTTTACGTATGTATAAACGGAAATAAAAACTTTCCAGTTAGAACAATGTCTATACCGTTAGAACAATTAGTAAAAGAAAAAACATATTTTATTCCGCACGAGCTTGCAATTGAATCGGATAAAACAAAGATAATCATAGTTACAAAAAAGTTTTTTGATACTTATGGTTTAAGGATATTAAATGAGTCTAAAGTTTAAAGTTATTGATTTTGATATTATCTATCTCAGCTACGACGAACCTAATGCTGAGAAAAATTATGCAGATTTATTAAACAAGGTGCCTTGGGCAAAACGTGTACACGGAGTTAAAGGCAGCGATGCCGCACACAAAGAATGTGCTAGAATAAGTGATACTGATCGATTTGTAACTGTTGACGGTGATAACATTGTACACGAAGACTTCTTTAATCAAGAAATTGACTTTGAAGAAAACAAAGATTTATCTAAATGCGTTGTAAGTTGGTGCGGACACAATATTATTAACGGATTGATGTACGGCAATGGTGGATTAAAATTATGGCCTAAAGAATATGTATTGGCTATGAAGACTCACGAGAATGCACCAGAAGATGATCCTAATGCACAAGTAGACTTTTGCTGGGACGCTGAATACATTCAAATGAACAGTTGCTTTAGTCAAGTACATAATAACGGAACACCATTCCAAGCATGGAGAGCAGGATTTCGCGAAGGTGTAAAAATGTCTTTGGATAGAGGCGTTAGAGTTAGACACACCAATTTTAAACGTGAAATACATTGGAAGAATTTACACAGATTACTAATTTGGATGAATGTAGGTGCTGATGTTAAAAACGGTCTTTGGGCAATACTAGGCGCACGACAAGGTTGTTATTTGACCAATTGTACAGATTGGGATTATGTACAAGTTCGTGATTTTGAATACCTTGGCACACTATGGAAAGATACAGTAGAAGGCACTATTGACAATGATAACATACTTGAGTATATTAAAAACTTTGGTGATTTAATCAGTCCTCAATTAGATATTCCACTATCCATTCTTGATGAAAGTGCTAGTAGATTTTTTAAACACGTACACGCTGATCAAACTAGGATATCTAATAACGCTTTAGATAAAGAGTAATGTACGATATAATTTTCTATCATCGTACTGATTGGCCGGATAGCGCATTAGCAACAGCTAAAGAGTTGCATCCGTTAGCTAAGGTAGCGAATGAAACTCTCAGTTACAATGACATTGTTACAAAGTATTCTAAAACTATTCGTACTAAAATGTTTTGGATTATCCCAACTATACAAACATTAGATTTTCATTTTTTAAACATTGTGCCTAGTTTTTTTAATCGTGTATTTTATCTACAAGATCCAACCGGCACTAACATTTATCTAGTACCAAATAAATTAGAATTAAATGCAGACTCGTTTACTTCTGCAAAACCACTGATTGCAACAAAGTATCTAAAAAGTCCTATTTGTTATGATGTTGTTTTTATAAGTTACAACGAAACTTATGCTGATGAAAATTGGAAATGTTTAAAAAACCGTGTACCACACGCTAATAGAATAAATGGAATATCGGGTATTTTTAATGCACATCGACAAGCTGCCAAATCCAGTGCAACAAACTTTTTGTGGGTAGTTGATGCAGATGCAAAGATCCTAGACAGTTTTAAATTTACACACGAAGTTAGTTTAGATCACTTTGATGCTGTACATGTTTGGCATAGTCGTAATCCTATAAACGGATTAGAATATGGATACGGCGGAATTAAGTTATTACCAAAACACTTGTTATTAGATCAACAACCTACAGTTGATGTTACTACAGGGCTTAGTCATAATGTTAAAATTATTAAAGAAGTTAGCAACATAACTGAGTTTGCCACAACACCATTTGAAGCATTTAAAGGAGCATTCCGCGAATGTACTAAACTATCAAGTAAAATTATTGATAGACAATCTAATAAAGAAACTGAAGAACGTTTAGACAAATGGTGTGTGTTAAATGATTCCCAACCTTACGGCTTTTATGCCTATATAGGCGCACTCGCCGGCAAAGACTACGGTCAAAAGAATGCCTCCAATAAGGAGGCATTGAGTAAAATAAATGACTTTACTTGGCTACAAGAGCTGTGGTCATTGGAAATATCTCCGCAATTGCCTTTGCACAAGCAATAGCAACTTCCTGGTGCTCTAACTGCGTACCGTTAGCACTACGTAATTCAATAAAGTGAATCCAGCTACGCAGTGTACCATTCATGTATAAACGACTTTCAATAAGTCCTTCTGGTAGTACAGCACGAGCCTGTTCTTTAGCAATACCATTTTGAATAGCAAAGTCGTATGCTTCTCGGCATTTTCTAATTACTTCACGTTGAATATTTTCCCAACCGGCTGCTAGAAATCGATCTGCATCATTAGTTAAATCTAATTCTATGCTGTTCTGTCTATTTTTCGTGTCTTGCTTTCGTGCTTCTCTATATACAAAGTTGAGATCCTTTGTTGGGTCAGCGTAACGCTGGCTAAACTCTTGGAAGCTGAAACTTCTGTGGCGCAAGATTTGTCGTGCAATATCGCGTGTTGTCGTAATTTCCATACATGCTGACACCATTTCAAGTGGTGACCAGTGCTGGTGTTTGACAAGGTAGTTGATAAGTTTTTCACTGGTTTCAGTGTTAAACTGGTTGGAAGGGTTGGACACACGGGCGCAATACGCAATAAGTTCCTGCGCATCATCAATGCCCATAGAAGCAAATTCTTGCGTTGGTTGTGAATAAGATAAGAGTCTGACATTCATTTAATTTAGCTTTCGTTTTAAAAATTTATCTGTACCTTTTGTCATGTCTTTTTTAACTCGATCAGTGTCAAGTTTAAAATCAACATTATCTATCTTTTCTTCGTAACTTTTTACAAGTTCGGAGATAGACTTTTCAAAATGATTCCAACCAGCGTCCCGGGTTTGTTTTGTTATTTTTATTTCCCAAGTTTTTCCGTCTTTAAAGTTTACTAGTACAGAGTGCAAATATCGTAAGGGGAGAACGTTTACTTTAACTTCTCCGAATACTTCTGGCCAATGTGCTATTACATCCTTTGGGAGAGACTTCCCAGATTTGTTCACTCTACGGCAACGGCCTTTTTCTTAGTTGGTACTAATGCTTCTGCTTGACGACGCAATTCTGCGGCTTCTTTGCTCAGGCGATCAGCATCACTACGAAACTTCTTAGCTTGATCTTCGGGAGTTAATAAGGCCATGGCAGCTTCTGCCTTGCGCTCTTCAACTGTTTTATGTAGATCTTCACCAGGAGTTGGACTAATATCATGTGCTGCCCCTACCTCTGTTACTTCAACTTTAGGATCGAGCATTGATGGATTTTTAATTGATAAGTCACCAACTGTTAGTCCACGTTGTTCGGCAATGATTTGATTTAGTTCAGACAACACAATTGATGTTGCAGGAGTTGGAAGCATTTCAATTTCACTAGTACCAACACTTTGCATACGTTGTTGAACATGTAATGCCGCCAACATAATGCTACCGTCGGGGAAATTACTGCGGCACATTACTTCACCAAATTCGTAAGCACTTTGACCTGCATTGCTTTCAACTAAGTTAATAATTGCATCGTGATATGAATCGGGTAAATTTTCAGTCGGAACGATTAAACAGCGATCTGAATCCCCTGGTAATGTGCGAAATGCTACAATACATTTCTTACCGGTCGAAATGATTCGACCTACGTGTTTAAGTTCAGCCATTTTATTTTGCTCCTTCAGCAGTTTTTGCAACAGTATCTAAAAAGGTAGATAATTTGGTATAAGTCTGTCCAACTGCTACCATTTCATTTGGTTTAAAAGCACCTCTTGAACTTGCAATGTCAATAATAACTCTAAGTGCGTTCAAGTCGTTAATGTTGAGTTCTGGACCCTCTTGTGCAGGTGCAGTAGTTGTTTGTGTTACATCTTTGTTTTCTTCAGTCATGTAGTATCTCCTTATTTGAAAACTATAGTATAATTTATCTTGTTTCTAAAACTGGGCAGGCAATCTTGAAGAAACTTAGTTCTTTTTCTGTTTCAAATCCTAGACTAGTTACATAGACAATTGTATTAGTATGATCTAATGCTAAAGACTGTCCTATATAATAACGACCATTTAAGTTTTGTTTAATCCATTTATCTAAGCTTCTAACTAGGGTAGGACTATATTTGTCTATAGTTGTGTACTTAAAATGGGGAGCACAGAAATCAACTCTACGCAGATTAAAAAAGTTTAAAGGATTAGGTTTTCCATTTTTTAATGCCATTACTTTTTTCCTATGATCATAAATCGTGTGTACGAATCCAATGCCTTACTTCCTTCATACAGTATTTCTTTTAACGGAAATGCAGACTTTAACCCGTCTATACTGTTAACAGTGGCAATATGATCTTGATGCACTAAATTATTAGATTGGATAAGACAAAGAGTTCCTGTCGGAATACGATCAAACCAATCTTTGCTTTTAACGTGTTCTGTAATAGTATTTACTACACAGTTGATATGCAACGGATAATCTAATGTGTTTATATCTTGTGGGTATGCTCTAAATTGCCAATCATTCTTTTCCCATGTGTTGTTTATGACATTAGCCATAGAACACGCACTTGGATCTAAATCAAAACTACGACAAGAATTTATAGTAACATTATTTCTTATCTGAAGCATGAAGTGCAACAAAGCATACCAGCCCCCTAGTATGTACATATCTAGGGAGCCGATATTGTTTTTAATAACGCAGGTTTCTAACTCAACAGCGGCCCATAGTTTGCTATCAACTTGACCGTTACTAAATGCATCAGTTTCTAGTTGCATCGTCTAAGTCGTAGTAAGCATATTCACCAAATGGTGGAACAATAGTATTGTTGCCGTGTATGATGAATACAGTATCGCAATACTGTTCGTCGCCCCATGAGCCATATGGGTATCCGTCTGTGAACATAATAAACTTTTTAGGGTTAATATCGTGTTCTTTCATGTATTCCCAGTTGGCATCAAATTCAGTGCCACCACCACCCATTGGCTCGTACTCGTCAAACTCGTCCATGCAATAGCCGTCGTAGTCTGCTTCGTTATATACTTGTGTATCAAAGCACCACAATTTAATTTTGAAATCTTTGTATTCTTGCATGATGCCTTTAATTTCACTTAGGAAATCTTTAGCCTGCTCGTCACCAATTGAACCAGACATATCAATGCTAACACAGATGTCAATGGTCTCATCAAAATTCATACCGGGCAAAATAGCACTCATGTGCCAGCCCTTGCGATTAGGACGTTGGAATGTAAAGTCGTTACGGATAGTACTTTGAATTTGTTGACGCAAAATCTCACGCCAGTTCATCTTAGGTTCCGTAAGTTCCTTAATCATGCGTTGTACACTTGCAGGAGTATTACCTGCACCCGCTGCCTGTGCCGCTTGCATTGTAGCTTCACGGATTTCGTCACGGATTGCTTTTAATTCTTCTTTAGTATAACTTGGGCGACCACCGTTGCCTTGCTGATTGTCGTTGCCGTCACCGCTACCTTTACCCCAGTCTACGTGGTCGTCAAGCAGTTGACCTAATGCTTGCAGTTGTTCTTCATCATATTTTTCGTAAATCTCGTCGTAGATTTCTTCTGCGCTTTTACCGTAGTATTTAGGATCGTGGAAGATTTTAATTTCTTTTGGGGGCAAGTCGCCAATGCGATCTCTAACTAATTGTCCATTTACACAATAGTCTGCCGCAATATTAAAAACACGTTTATCTCGACCCTCTTGACGACCTAAGTGATCAAAAACATTGTGCATAATTTCGTGTGCAATGACAAACTCAATTTGTTTAGTTGTCATCGGTGTAAAGAATTCTCTATTAAAGAAAATTGTGCGCCCATCAGTAGCGGCAGTAGGACACCATTCTGAGCCGTCTTGAATTTTAAGACGTGTAGCCATGTTACCAAAGAACGGATGGCGAAGTAGCAAGCCCACGCGAGCTACAATAATTTTGTCTATAATCGGGTCTACGTGTGACATCTTTGCTCCTGTTTACTGTATGTATATATTATAACACCGCCCGTGGGCGGTGTCAACCAGGTTAAAACTGTTTAGTTTTTCTCAGTAGCCGCTGAGATGTATTTTCCATATTTGGTATGGAACTCATCAAAACACGCAATCTCATCTGGATCCAACGGCAGTTTGTAACTAGACAATGCTAATTTAGTGCCCATAATAACCAACTCAGTCTCAAAGTTTTTCATCATAAACTCGAAGAAGTTGTTTACTTGATCATTCCAAGTTTTAGACTTTTTCTCGTTAGCATCTTTGAGTTCATAGCACAATGAGATAGTTAAAGAGTACATTGCTGAAATCTCTTTTGAGTCCATCTTTTTAACCTTACCTGACAAGATGTCTCCTGGGTTAGGCATTTTAGATGCAATCTTACGATGAGCCATAAACTTAACAGCAAGACCTTCACCGATTGCACCCGATGTCAGATCGGTCAATGTATCGTTGTCGCAGTCATCGTCAACTAACAGTTCACTAACAAATGACCAGCTACGTGGAGTAGCAAAGGCACGTGAGCTAGACTTTGGATCGAAGTCGTACAAGTCTTTCTTAGAGAAAGTTAAAAAGCCTACAACGTCCTTATGGATCTTGTTCTCAGTAGCCCACTCAAAGTAGTCGTCCCAGTCAACAGTAAGTTCCAAGTGAACAAAACGGTTAGCCAACGGAGCAGGCATACGATATGTTACGCCTTTGTCAGTTTCACGGTTACCTGCCGCCACCATTACAACATTGTCCGGTAGTTTGTAAGTACCGACACGGCGGTTAAGGATAAGCTGATAAGCGGCGGCCTGTACACTAGGAGCCGCAGAGTTCATTTCGTCCATAAACAGGATAATTTGTTTATGTTGTTTTGACAAGTCCTCGTCGGGCAATTCGCCGGGAGGTGCCCAAACCATTTTATTAGTGTTTGAGTCAAAATACGGAATACCTTTAATATCGGTAGGTTCCCACAGCGACAAACGAACGTCAATTACGTGAGCATTAAGTTCTTCACCTAACTGCTTAATAATATCCGATTTACCAATTCCGGGAGGACCCCACATAAAAATTGGTCGTTTATTTTTAAAGGCTTTGCGCAGGCTTTTTTTGGCTGCTTTTGGGCCGACTGTACGGGAAATAATCTCTGCCATAAATACTCCGGGTTAAAAAATTGTTTACGAAATTTGCTGTCGATGTATGTATTATACAGAAGATCAGCTAAGTCGTCAACATCTTTTTAAAGTATTTTAAGCTCAATTGTCCAATTCTTTTTGGCGCTCGTTCATAGCTTTGATGAGTCCAAATTTACGTATGTCGTCCGAAAACAAATACAGCTCAAAACTTTTACGTTCTGAAAATACTGTAATACTTTGATTTGTGAGAAAATACGGACAGTCAATGTATCTTTCTAAAAATACAATTGTCTGTGGACTTAGCTCAATTGGCTCAGTAAATGGTATCTCATATGATTTAAGGTCTAACTCGTTTGTTAAAAACTCAAATCCATCTTCACTTAAACGATAGGCTGTTTGCTTGCCTACTCTAGTTGACTGCCACCATTTACGCGAATACAGTTTAACATTAGTATCATCTGTACTCTTACCCCATTGTGCTAAAAAAATCTTAGTTAGGGTATCTCGGGCTATCATTTTATTACTTTGCCTTCAGTTAGTTCAACTACCTGAAAGTCTTGTGTACCAAATGTTAAGTTTAATTTCTTAGCCAAGTTATGAGCGTGGCCTGGATTACTAAATGATACCTTTTTGTATTTAGGTCCAGGGTAGCTGGTTAGACTATTAAAGCTCTTTAGGTTAAAAGGGTTGCCTTTAAAGAAAACAGCCCATATGGCTTCAGCCTCCAAAATCTGCTCGGCTTTGTAAGTCTTCTTGTTTATGTTTTCTAATAAAACTTTGGGTTTCGGTCTACTCATATATACATCCAGAAATATGCGTATATATTTATCTTTATTTGTCCTCGAAACCGCCACCATCCATTTCAACGTTTACAACAGCCGGATCACCGGCTTGTTTAAGAGCATGATATAACGTTTCCCAGTCTCTGTTCATTTTATCAATGACCTCAGCGAGTGCAAGATTTAGTAGTCTTGCCTGCTGAATAGACATTTTTAGTTCTTTTTGTTGACTGAGTTCGGCAGTACGCAACTGCTGAATAAACTGAGTAATCGGTGTTAGATTAATCTGATTTTGCATTTGCCAACATTACCTTCATTTCAATCTCACTTGTAAACGGACCTTTGAAAGGATATCGTTCGATTGTAATTGCTTTAGGACAAAATGACTTAACCCAACCTTTGTCAAATTTAATTACATAGTATCCTGCACAATACAAACTTTTAGACTTTTCACTTTTTGTAAACAACGGTAGTTTACGTCTTACATCATACATTGCGTTGTACGGTTTGCAACTTGTTGGAAAGCCATGACATTCTTTTACATCATCTGTTGATGTAACTTTGACTTTGGTATTTTTTAGAAAAAAGTCCTTACCAAATTGTTTAGTTAGTTCATCTTTTTTATTAAACATTACTTCGCCATCAGTTGAACTTAACATAAACTTGTTATTTTCTTTTTTATGTAACAGTCCAACCTTGACGCCGTCTCGTTCAATGATCCAAAACTTTCCATCGATGATGGGCTTTGCATATAAATCAGTCATAGTTGTTACCTCGCATGTGTCTGTACTGTTTGGGCATGTGTCTTTATATTCACATTTCATTTTTAAGTTTCCTGAACCAGTTTGCGCCATGTTACTGCGCTTTCGGGATATTTTGCTTGGAATGGTTCAGCATATGTTTGTATGTTATCTGCAATCTTTTTCATATCCCAAGCATTACAAAATTTAAGCATACGGATACCTACTTGCGTAACATCTTTAGGCACCGCATGGGTATCGATTGTTTCTTTAATAATTGCACGAATTTCATCAGGCTGTGCAGTAAGGTCACACAGTTTAACATTTCGAATATAATCGTCGAGTACACGATGTTCTACACCATTATGGTCAACCCACCTCTGAAGCATGAGATTGTTCCAATTGAACCCCTTGCTTTTACGGTCTTCAAATGCTTCCATAAGCCCGACTTTATTTTTACTACCTTTAGTACGCACACCTGGATATGCACTAAAGACATTATCGCTAGTATCGCCACGCATACATTTTTCAAACAGCATCCATTCTGGATCTTGTGCAGGCTTAGGCTCTCCTGTCTTTTTATCTTTAACAGGTTTACCCTTAGCATCAAATATGCCCTTGTGTGTAATGTGTAAATCACCAACACCATTATACTGACTTACGGTTGGACTTATCAATTGTGCAAAGTCGCCGTCTGTCGAAATAATAACGTGGTTGTCATTTGGGTGTGCTTGAATGAAGCCAGCAATAAGATCAT